ACTAAAATATTAACAAAGCTGGAAAATCTCAACGACAAAGTCAACGACTTAGATAAAAAGAAATAAAATGGCCTTAATGTTCTGTAGTAATTGCGGAAGCAAACACGAATACGCTGGGTTTGCCCCAAACTTCTGCTCCAAATGCGGAAGCCCAATGGGTAGTAAAGTTTCACAAAGCGTTGCAAAAAAGCAACCTCAAGCAAGAGCGGTAGAAGAGGAACAAGAAGAAGATGATGAGCACTCTAATGTTGAGGAAGTTCCTCAACTGGATAAGCTTGATCTGGAAGTAGAAATTGAAGGAAGTTTTAGAGCTTTTAATCTAGAAGATTTGACTCGCAACCCTCAGAATGCCTCAGTCAAGAAATTTGCGTCCAAAAGAGTAAGTGGGATAGAAGGCTTGTCACCCACTAAATATGGAAAAACCAAAGCTGAGGCGCAAGATTAAATACGAGGACAAGCAAGACGTAATAGATAGAATCATCGAGAAGCATAGATACATCTGGCAATTAAAAGCGATTGCTTGGATGGATTATGATGATGTTGCTCAAATCATTCGCTTCCATATTTCCAAGAAATGGAAGATGTGGAAGCAAGACCGCCCGCTTGAACCTTGGATCTCAAGAATAACGGTTAACCAAATTAAGAATTTATTGCGGAATAATTATTCCAATTATGTGCGCCCTTGTTTAGCGTGCAAATATAATCAAGGGAATGAACCTCCAGCTTGTTCAGTGACTCCTAGCGGTCTCCAATGTTCTGAGTGCCCAATGTACTCAAAGTGGGAAAAGACAAAGAAGAGCGCTTATGATGTAAAGCTCGCTGTCTCTACCGAAAATCATTCTGAAACAGTTCAGGGAATGCGTGATTTGAATTTTGATGTTCTTGGTAGCGCACAAAAGCTTCACGAAGAAATGAAGCACCGTTTAGCCCCTAAGCAATACAAAGTGTATTCTAGATTATATATCGACGGCGCAGATGAAGAAAAAGTTGCAGCAGAGATGGGATACAAAACAAACGAAAAGGGCAAAAAGGCAGGATATAAACAAATCAAAAATCTTAAAAAGCTATTTCGAGCAGTGGCAGTTAAGATATTACAAAGCGAGGATATTTTAGGTGGCTACCAATAAAAATCAAATAACATTCACCGAAGAAGAGGGCCAGAGAATCAAGGAGCTTGCCCAGCAATTTCCTGATTTAAATACTATTACGCGCAAATTCTTCAATGACGAGAGCTTGGATGGCAGAACTAAGCAAGGAGTTGCGATAAGATCATTCTTGGGCTCAAATAAAATTGAATATAAGACATCTAAATATGAAAAAGTTGGAGACTTGCCTCTTACCAAGCAGCAGCAGGAGTTTATAGAAGACCAAGCTAGAGATGGAATGTCTTCTTTAAAGATTGCAGAGCTTCTTTATCCTGGTAAATCGATTGCTGCGATGGGCTCGGAGCACAGAACCGTTAGCAACTACATTAGAATTTCTGGCTGCGAAAACAATGCCGAATCTGATAATGCCGCTTTTGTAAAATATCAAGTCCCTCGTTCAGCAGAGCGTATTATTAATAAGATTAATGATGCAACTGGTGAGAAGCTGGATAAGGAACGGCTAACAAGGCATCACAAAGTATGCATGGATAAACTATCCATCAACTTGGCGAACTCTAGATTTCAGAAGATTATAAACTGCTACACTTCTCACGAAGATCGCAATATTTTTGAGCAAGAGTTTATCAGAATGACTTGGGATAAGCCAGACTTGACCGCTGATGAGGTTAATTTGTATATGAACGTTTGTAAAGAAATCATTAATCTTGAAACTACGTCCAGACACTTGGACAAGCTGAACAAGATGTTTGAGGAGACTCAAGAACAGAACGAAATGAGCATCCGTTTGGCTGAAATCATCAAGGCCAAGAGCAGTGAGTATCACCAGTGCGAAGGTCGCGTAGAAAGCTTAATCAAGAAACTGCAAGGCGATAGGCGCGAAAGAATCTCTTCAAGACAAAGAGAAAACGCATCAATTCTTTCTATTGTTCAGTTATTTCAGGATGAAGAAGAGCGAGCCAACATGATTAAAATTGCCGAAATGCAAAAGTCGCTGGTTATGGATGAGGCGCAAAAGATGGAATCTATGGTGGAATGGAAAGCTCGCATCATGGGAATATCATTAAATGATGCAGTCTAAGTGTCTAGAATGTAATAACATCTTCCAAAGCGAAAGGGCTTTGCATACCCATATTAAGAAGCATAAGTTCTCGCTTGGAGACTATTACAGGAAGCATCACCCTAAGAAAAATCTTTTAACTGGGACTCTTTTAGCCTTCAAAGATAAGGAGTCTTATTTTGATAAGGATTTTGATAATAGAGAGCAGCTTTTAAGATGGTGCGAAATAGAATCGCCAGAAGTTGTTAAGGAATATATCAAAAAAATGCTTGCGAACAGAGTTAAGAACAAAGAACTAAACTACGCTCCGTTTCATTTGGAGCTTGAGACAAGTGATATGCCTTCGATAGATATATACAAGAAACACTTTGGTTCATATTCCAAAGCTTGCGATGAAATTGGAGTAAACCCAATGTTCAGAAGAAGCTTGCCCAAAAAATTCTATGAAGATTTTTCTGAGGTTAACATCTTTGTGGACACAAGAGAACAACAGCCATTAAGTTTTAAAAACCAAAGAAATGTTAAGTTGGACTTTGGAGATTACACGGCAAGCGGAGCGCACTATACAAAAGCTTTTGTAGATCGAAAGTCCGAGTCTGATTTTAAAGGAACTCTTGTTGGAGAAAATTTAGAAAGATTTAGGCGCGAAATACAAAGATGCAAAGAAATGGAGTGTTATTTGTACGTTGTTGTGGAATCTTCACTTCAGCGGATAAAAAATAACAATGATTTTACTCCTCACAAAGCAAATCTTAAATTTATTTATCATAACATGAGATTGTTGCAGCATGAATTTGCAGGCTGTTGCCAATTTATATTTTCTGGCAACAGAGAGAATAGCGAAATTTTAATTCCTAAATTAGTTGCGATGGGAAGCGTTCTTTGGGACGTAGACATTCAATACTTTTTAGATAAGGATCAATCATGGCTTGGATCGAAGGAAATCAAAAAAGAAAAGCATATTTTCGTAAAGTAAACGAAGAAATTTTATCTAAGAAAGGTTTCTTAGAAGAAAGAGAGGCAAAAATTTTACTCTACAAGTTTCTTCGAAGCAATATCTCATTCTCTTCTGAGATGATTTGCGGCGTTAAGCTTTTCCCATTTCAGCATTTGGCTATTAAAACAATGTTTGAGACAGACTATTCTATGATGGTCTGGAGCCGTGGGTTATCCAAGAGCTTTACTTGCGCTGTTTTTGCATCGCTTGACGCAATATTAAACCAAGGTGTTCACGTTGGCATTGTAAGTAAAACGTTTCGTCAGGCAAAAATGATTTTTAAAAAAATTGAAGAAATTGCCGAAAAGCCGCAAGCGGTATTTTTAAAACAGTGCATCACCAAAGTTACAAAAAGCTCAGATGAATGGACGATGGAAATAGGAAGAAGCAAAATTACGTGCTTGCCTCTTGGAGATGGCGAAAAGCTTCGTGGCTTTCGCTTTCATAGAATGATGATTGACGAATTCTTGCTAATGCCAGAAAGAATCTTTAACGAGGTTATTATTCCGTTCTTATCTGTTGTGCAGAACCCAACAGAGAGAAAGCAAGTTTATGATTTAGAGACGGAACTAATCAAGAGAGGAGAAATGACAGAAGAGGATAGGTTTAAATGGCCCAATAACAAAATTATTGTTCTGTCGTCTGCGTCTTATCAGTTTGAATATATGTACAAGCTTTACAAGCAGTACGAAAACTTAATAATTACTCCAGAAAAAGATGGCAAAGGAAACTCAACAAGAGCAGTTCTTCACTTTTCATATGACGTTGCTCCTCATGGTTTGTATGACGAAAGTTTGTTGACTCAAGCAAAGTCAACAATGTCAGAATCGCAATTTAAGCGCGAGTTCGGCTCTCAGTTTGTAGATGATTCTTCTGGTTACTTCAAACTCAGCAAGATGCACGAATGTACAATCAAAGCTGGCGAAGGGCAATGCATTGAACTGGCAGGCGAAAAGAACGCCGAGTATATTTTAAGCTTCGACCCATCTTGGGCAGAAACAGATTCTTCTGACGACTTTGCAATGAATTTGATTAAGCTAGATAAAGGTAGCAGAAGGGGAATTTTAGTTCATAACTATGCAGTTTCAGGAACTAACTTACGAAAACATATAGAATATCTACATTATCTTTTGACCAACTTCAATGTTGTTGCGATGTGCGGCGACTACAACGGCGGATTGCAATTTATAAACGCTGCTAATGAAAGCGATTTATTTAAAGAAGCAAAACTTAACATAAAAATCTTCGAAGGTGATTTTGATTCACCGGAAACTTATCAAGATGAGATGCGAAAAGCTAGAAACTCTTACAACAAGAGCACAAATAAAATTTGCTATCTGCGAGTTCCTACGAGTGGTTGGATAAGATACGCCAATGAATTGCTTCAGTCTAATTTTGACCACAGAAAAATCTTATTTGCCGCAGAAGCTATCGATAATGACTTTACTGCTCAAAAATCTAAATCTATACCAATTAAAAATTTAAAATTCTTTAGAGATCAAGAAGATGGGCAGGGGGCGGAAGCTAAAATGGTAGATTTTGTAGATCACCAAGCTGATCTTATTGAGCTTGTAAAGGCTCAATGCTCTTTGATTATGCCGACAACGACTGCCAATGGGCATCAAAGCTTCGACTTGCCAGTAGAGCTTAAAAAACAAAGTGGCGCAGAGAAAACAAGAAAAGACTCTTACTCTTGCCTAGTTTTAGGCAATTGGATGACTAAAATATATCTTGATATGATGGAAACTAAGGTTGAATCTGTTCAAAGTACTTTTACCCCATTTTTCGCTCGGTAACAAAGTACTTTTAAGTTACTTTTGATACTTTTGGTGTAATCTTTACTATAAAAGATGCCGCGCCAATATAATAAAAAATCTGACTATTGGAACAGAAAGAAGGATTCAGCCCCAATTCAGTTTTCCAATGCCACCGCAGAGCCAAAACTTATTGGCGAGCCATTTTACAAAGAGATTTCTCAAGCCTCAAGAGCTAGTTCTGGTGGCGGCACCAATACAAGAGTTCCAAGAAATGGCACTGATGTTTTAGCTGGCAGATATACTGTTCTTAGCCAAGGACTGTTGCCTTTTGATTATTCAAAAGACGGCATTGACGTAAGAGATGCTATTATGCTGTGTCAGAAAGCATACGCTAATGTCGCTATTGTCAGAAATACAATCGATATCCAAACAGAGTTTGCCAATACTGATATTTATTTAGAAGGCGGCACCGAAAGAAGCAGAGAGTTCTTCTACAAATGGTTTGAGAAGATCAAGCTTTGGAAGCTGAAAGATCAATACTTCCGTGAGTATTACAGAAGTGGTAATATTTTTTATTACAGAATCGACGGCAAGTTTAATGCGGAAGATTTCAAGCTTCTTTCTGGTTTCAGCGAGAATGGGATCAAGAATAATAAGGTTCCTCTCCGCTATATCTTGCTTAATCCTTATGAGATCGTAACCACCATCTCTAGCTCTTTCGCGGATGCCGTCTACGAGAAAATTCTTTCTGAGTACGAGTTAGAAAGACTAAAAAATCCAAAAGATGATGCGGACGTTGAACTTCTTAACGGTCTTGATCCAGATACGAGAGAGAAAATCAAGAACAAGCAATACTTTAGAGACGGCTTAAAGATTAAATTAGATCCAAAGTTTTTAACTTATTCTTTTTACAAGAAGCAGGATTATGAGCCTTTTGCTATTCCGTTTTGCTATCCAGTTTTGGAAGATGTAAACGCTAAAATCGAATTAAAGAGAATTGATCAAGCTATTGCTCGCACCGTGGAGAATGTTATTTTGCTTATCACAATGGGCGCGGACCCAGACAAGGGCGGAATCAATCCCGCCAACATGACCGCCATGCAAAATCTTTTCATGAATGAGAGTGTTGGGCGTGTTCTTGTTTCTGACTATACTACAAGAGCAGAATTCGTTATTCCTGATCTTAAGAAAGTTGTCGGAGAGGAAAAATACAAAGTGCTAGATCGAGACATTAAAGAAGGCTTGATGAATGTTATGCTTGGAGAGGAAAAGTACAATGGAGCAAACGCCAAAATCAGTTTCTTCATGGAGAGGCTCAAAGAATCTCGTAATGCATTCTTGAACGATATTCTTCAGCCAGAGATAGTAAGAATCTCTAAAGATCTTGGCTTTCGCGCATATCCAACAGCAAAATTTACCGAGATTGATCTTAAGAACGAAACAGAATATATGAGAACGATCAGCAGAATGATCGAAATTGGAGTTCTGTCTCCAGAGCAAGGTATCGAATCTATTAGAACTGGCAAGCTGCCAAGCGCGGACGAACTCGCGCCCGCGCAGGATGCTCTTTTCGAGCAGCGCAAAAAGGGACATTACAATCCAATCGTTGGCGGCATTCCAGTTATCGAGGAGTTTGTCGGCGCTCCAACAGGCGCTCCTACAAATTCCACCGCTGGGAGACCAGCAGTCGCTAAAGCTTCAAGAAAAGATATTCAATCTACAGTATATGAGATTGATACATTCATGAAGTCCGCAGTATCTTTTGCGGCGGAAAGATTCAAAGTAGAAAAACTAAATGACCAACAGAATGAAAGCGTAACTCAGCTATGCAAGAAGATCGTTGCATCGAGCAACAGAAAAGACTGGGTCTTCAATTTACAAAAATGCTTTAACGATATGGACCATATTGAAAAGCTTTCGCCTATGCAAGAAATTCTAGATACTGCGGAAGAATATGCGCTAGAGGAATATTCTGCGGCTATTTTTTACCATTCTGCTGTAAAGTAACTTATGGCCTATAAGTACAAAACGACTTTAGACTTGACATCTTTTGCTTGCTACAGATTTGGACACGAAAAATTTCAAGTTTCCAAAGCGTCTTTGGACGAACTTAAGAAGCTTTCTCCAAAAATTGATTTTGAAGAAAATCCTGATTTGCTAGGTGTTTCATTCAACTTAGCCGTTCCCAATATGATTAATTCAAATGGGGATGGTATTTCTGGAGCTACAGCTTCAAAGATTGCAAAGCGCTTCCTTAATAAATATCTTAATATAGAGCATAATAAAGAGCGCGTCGTTGGACATATCACCAATGTCTCATTTAACAAAATGGGCACCAACGAATTTATGACAGAAGAAGAAGCAGGTCAAACTCTTGACCCATTTTATCTTTCTGTTGCTGGCGTTGTTTATAAAACTGTTGATAAAAAATTTGCAGAATTAATGCTTAGAAACTCTGACCCCAAAGATACTTTCCATAATTCTATCTCAGCAAGTTGGGAAATTGGCTTTAGCAAATACTTTTTAGCTCTTGGAAGTTCGTATTTAAAAGAGGCCGATATTATCACTGATCCAGAAAAGATCAATGAGTATATGCCTTATTTAAAATCAAAAGGAGGCTCTGGTAAGACGAAAGATGGAACTCCTATCCACAGATTAATTGTTGGTGATATTTATCCACTCGGTGGTGGATTCACAACAAATCCAGCAGCGCAAGTTAATGGCGTTGTTGCATTTGACCAAACTCCTATGATTTCGATTGAAGACGAGAAACAAGAGGAGAATAATGAAGAAAACGAAGAAACTCTTAATGCAAAATGCTTTGAGGAAGTTCAAGCTTTTATATCGAATAAAAAATCAAATTCCATTTTAGATATAAAAAATGTAAAAACTATAAACCATATGGACTTAGAAAAACTTATCGCAGAATTAAAGTCTGCTCTTCTGGAGAAGAAGTTTGGTGAAGAGGCTGTCGCTTCAATGACCAATCATTTTGCTGAAGCTATCAAACAGAAAGACGCAGAGTACCGCGAGTCTATCGCCGCAGAGAAAGAAGCTAAAGAAAAAGCTCAAAAACTGTACGACGAGACAATCGCTTCCGTAGAACAAATCAAGTCAGAGCTTTCAAAAGCTCAAGCAGAGCTTAACGAGATCAAAACTGCCAAAGCTCAAGAAGAGGCAGTTGCTCGCGTCAATTCTCGCGTTGCAGAACTTGATGCCGCATACGAGCTTTCTGATGAAGACCGCAAGGTTGTCATTGGTGAAGTTCAAGCTCTTGACTCAGCAGAAGAGGCTTTCGCTTCTTACAAAGAAAAGTTCGCTGTTGTTTGGAAGCACAAGAACAAAGACTTTATCAAAGCTCAAGCTCAGGAGATCGAAAAGAAGATCGCTGAACAAGTTGAGGCTCGCCTCAAAGAAGTCAGCAAAGCTTCCGCTACTACCGAAGTCAAAGCAGAGGACAAGCAGGCCAATATTGAAGCTGCATTAGAAAATGCAAAAGCTACCAATACTGCTCCAGAGAGCAAAGTCTCTGTCGAAAAATCTTTACGTGAGAAATTCGCTCAAGCGTTTTCCCGTGAAAATATTAGCGTAAGCTATTCTAAATAATAAAAATTAACTGTAAACAACACTAAAGGAAAATAATATGGCTATCCGTCTCCTACCATTTCGTCAATATGACGATCATGATGTAGTAAACATGTACGCTCTCGTTGACGCCGCCGTCAACGAGAATGTAACCGGCGTTGGAACTGGTGACGCAGGCGTTTTCGTTAAAGTTTCCGCTGGCAACTTTGACCTTGACCCTGTTTCATACGGTTCTGACTCTTATCTCGGCAAAACCGACTTCCCATTTGTCGGTGTTAACCAATACCCCAAGGTAAATCTCAAGGTAACTCCCGCCGCTTCTGGCGACCTTACCAACTGCCTTGGCCTCACCCTCCGTCAAACTGCAAAGTACGACGAAAACGGTGAAAAGCTTCTCTATTATCGTCAGAAAGCTGAAGAGCTTATGTGCGTACTGCCCGGCCAAGCCGTTCCAGTCGCTACCCGTGGTATCTTCACCCTTTCTAAAGACGCTATCGATGGCACCCTCACTGTAGGCTCTGGCTTCAAGCTTTCCGCTAACGGCGGCAAGATCACTGGCTGCGCCCACAATGACGATGGCAAGCTCGGTCTCGTTCTCGGCACCGGCTCACGCTCCAACCTTACCAGCAGCCCCGACCAGTTCTCTGGCGTATTCGCTGTAGTTGGCCTCCGCATGTAATAGAAAGGAACCTACTTAAATGAAAATCACACTAAAGCGCACTCCAGAACAAATTGAGCTTGTTAAAGCAATGGCTAGCCGTAATCGCACCGTTGCCTATGACGCTCAAGTCGCACTCGCTGAATTCATTGGTCCCGTTCTCGCAGAGGTAGTAAACAATGCTCCTACACTGAGCAACCTGTTCACCAGCCTGCCATTCAACGCCGACGATAATCCCAGCATTCCTCTCGACCTTTACTACGACATCACTGACGAGGACTACATCACTGTATACTCCCAGTCCGTCGCTGGCGGTCTTCCCACCAACCAAGTTCTTCCAACTGTATCTGAAATGAAGGTCACTACCTATTCACTGGATAGTGCTCTTTCATTCGACCGTCGCTATGCTGCAAAGCATCGTATGGATGTAGTTGCCAAGACCTTCACCCGCATGGCTCAAGAGATTCTCCTTAAGCAAGAGCGCACTTCTGCTACTCTTGTAATGAGCACTCTCGCTGCTGCTTCAACCAATAGCAAAGCTCACGTTCAACGCTCCAATCAGAGCGGTCGCTTCCTTCTTGCTGACCTGAACGAGCTTCTGACCCTTGCAAAGCGCATCAACACTTCTTGGACAAAAGGCACCCCAGCTTCTGGCGCTCGCGCTGGTATCTCTGACCTTCTTGTTTCCCCAGAAATTGTTGAGCAAATTCGCGCAATGGCTTACAACCCAGTCAATACCCTCTCTGGCATCACTGCCTCTGGTGGCACTGCTTCGACTGTTGGTATTCCCGCCACTGACGAAATGCGCTCTGCTATCTACGGTAGCGCTGGTATCCCCAGCTTCTACGGTGTAAGCATCCTTGAGTTCAACGAAATGGGCAAGAGCCAGAAGTTCAACACCATCTTCGACACCGCCGCTGGCGCAACCGCTTACACTACTGCCGCTGGTGGTAGCAGCGGTGCCTTTGATGGCGCTAATGAGGAAATCCTTGTTGGTATCGACCGCAGCCGTGACTCACTTCTCCGTGTTGTCGCTACTGACCCAGATTCCAACTCCGAGTTCTCCCTCGTCGCTGATGATCAGTACAGCATTCGTCAGAACAAGATCGGTTACTTCGGCTCCCTTGAGGAAGGCCGCGTAATCCTCGACGTTCGTGCGCTTGTTGGCAAGATCGTCTAATAAGCTCTCATAAGCTTCGAAACCCGCCCCCAAAAAGGGCGGGTTTTTTATTCTCTATAGTCTGGAAAAGTGTAAATACTACATTACCATCTAGTATGGAAATCTCTACTGGAAAAATAAACGAAGGCAATGGTGGTCTTTTTGAGCAAATTGAAAAAATTGCAGATAAAAATTCACCAGAATACCGCTCCAAAATCAGAGAGCTTGAGACGGCATTAGGAATTAAAGAAGTTAATCGTTTTGGCACTGCTAATCGCACAATTTTTGAAGAAAACATTAATGAGTTAGGAATGATTGAACTTCAAGCTTATGCAAGAAAGATGAAAGTAGATTCATCTGGAAGCATGGCGGCAATTAGAACTCGGTTGCTGAAGCAGTTCGATACTCAAAATGGACAAAGCAGAGGGCATTTTTCTCCTCAACCTCAAACAAAAGAGATGTTCACAAGAGAACAAAAAGAACAACTCGGAAAAATTTTAAATGGCTAATTTATTCGAAATCGCTAGTGGCATCTTTTTTTACGAATTTGATGCCGACACAGATGAAGTAAATTTGAGTTCAATTTCTGGTTGGCTTCGCGCTAACATTGGAGAATTGAATAATCTTATTTATTCTGATTTGTCTGGAGATAGCGATTTTAACCAAGAGCAGCAAAATATTTTTAAGCATCTTTATCTTTGCCAATATTACAAAAAGAAATCGCGCAATGCAATTAAAACTATTGCTTCGTCTTCAACAAATGCGGTTCTGTCCGTAAGTGATGAGGACAGTTCTGTTTCTTTTGTAAATAGCAATGAAGTAAGCAAGACATTTAGACAGTTATCAAAAGATCATATTGAAGAATTAAATAAACTTGTCTATGCTTATAATATGTATCAGGCGAAACCCGTTCAAACTGTTGCAAAAAGCGGATTGACTGATATTTTGTTTCTTACTGGCACTGGCTATTATACTGCTGGATACCAAGGTTAAAAAAACAATTAAATTTAACTGTGAAAGCGCATCTTTATGATGCGCTTTTTGTGTAAATTCATAGAAGGCCGCGCCATGTCTGCTTCTACCTATAATAT